GCACGTCGTTACTCCCGAGACAACCGAGGCAGGTTTGCTTCTAGCGGCACTGGTGCCACTGCTCGTGGTGGCCGGCTTAAGACTGCCAGCGGTAAGAAGCGTGCAACGCAGACCATGCGGGCATCGGCTGCACCTAAGGGCACTATCGGCAAGCCACGCGGCTTGAAACCAGGGGCGATTAAAGCCAAGCCTCAGGTGTCATCTGCACGCCAAGCGGCAACAGACCGATTGAAAATAAAAACAGAGACCAGACGCAAGCTTAGGACTGATCGTGCTTCTGTCATTCCTGCTACGCCAAAAGGTCCAAAAACAATGAAAGCGGCTAGGCCGCAATCAACTGTTGCAAAGCAGCGCACTAAAGGCAACACCAAAGCCCAAGTTGCCAGCCGCGTCGAACGCAAGATTGCTGTAAATAGAGCAAATCTTGCCGCAATTACTCGTGCCGAGCGCACTGGCGCAAGACAAGGCAAGCAATACGAACGATCATTAAAACGTGGTATGACGCTTGAGCGCGCTCAGAACTTCCTGCAAACAGGCAGGCTTCCTGGCCGTGACAACTCAATGGCGGCTCAGCGCAATATGCGTCAAGCAAAAGACCGCCTTGCCGCCAAGAACGCAACTCGCGCTGCTGCCGCTAAACCAACAACGCAAAAAGAGCGCTGGGCGGCTCGGTCCGCAATGCTTAGCAATGCAGCAGCAAAAAATGAAGCCAAAGCAACATCTCTTTTTAACGCTGCCAACACTGCTGGTAATACTGCTTTTAATACGCAGCCAGGCCGCTTAGCCGGTCGAGCAAGAATGAATGCTCAGACAGAGCGTTCTTTTAGGCTGCAAGAAAAAGCTGCGCAACAACGTTCTCGGGCGGCGAACCTACAGCGAATGGCGACGACAAACAAGGGGGACGCGGCCAAGGGAAGAGCTTCAAAGGCCGAAACCGTTAAGGCGTCTCACAAAGGCTTAAAAAAAGGAGACAAAATCGTTGGCACCCTTTACGGTGAGCGCGAAGTTGTCAAGGTGAACGCAAAAAGCGTCACTGTGAAAGGTGGAGTTAAAAACTTTACAATTCCTTGGGAATTTATTCAGCCGAAGCGCTAGAGTTGGTCCGACACCACGTCACACCATGGAAGACTTTCTTGCTGCGGTCGCTCAGGCCATGAGCGACTCTGAGCTGACAGCCGTTGAGCTGATCGGCTGCTTGGAGATCGTCAAGGCTGAGTTAATGGAATCACTGTTTAACGCTGACGAAGAATGAAGCCTGAAGTTACCGCTGTCGGCAGGTTGCTTAAACCCAAAGGCGACGAGCCGCGCATCCTGCATCGCATTGCTGTTAAGCCTGACGGCAGCGTTAAGACAGTTGTCCGCAAGGTTCTGTGAGCATTGTCAGCGGCATTTGCGAACCAGTACCACTGCTGTCATTCATGCAGCAGCAGACGCCCGAGGACACCGCCGACCTGCTGACCCGCATCCGCAGCGACCTTCACCCTGGGCAGCTTGCATTCGTAGATGACACCGCCACGCAGATCCTCGGCATCAGTGCTGGTTATGGCGCTGGCAAGACCAGGGCGCTCTGCGCTAAGGCCGTAATGCTGGCGGCAGTCAATCAGGGGTTCATTGGTTGCGTTATGGAGCCGACCGGACCACTGATCCGGGACATCTGGCAGACGGACTTCGAGGCATTCCTTGAGGCGTATGAGATCCCCTACACCTTTAGGGCGTCACCACTGCCGGAGTACATGCTGCACCTGCCAGGCGGGGACACCAAGATCCTGTGCCGCTCCTTTGAGAACTGGTCACGCATCATCGGCCTAAACCTCGCTTGGGTACTGGCGGACGAGATCGATACGGTGACGCCAAGCATTGCGAACAAGGCATTCCCTAAGATCCTTGGCCGTTTGCGCTCTGGCAATGTGCGGCAGTTTGGCGCGGCATCGACACCGGAGGGATTCCGGTGGATGTGGAACACATTCGGCAGCGATGATGCCAAACAGCGGCCAGACCGGCAGCTAATCAAAATGCGCACGGCGGACAATCCACATCTGCCGCCGGACTTCATCGAACGACTGCAGGCGAACTACGACCCGAGCCTGCTGCGAGCGTACCTCGACGGCGAGTTCGTCAACCTGACGACTGGGCAGGTATATGACAGGTTCGACCGGGCAAAGCATGTCACCGCCACAATGCCGGACATCACCCGCGAGCCGATCCGCGTTGGCATTGACTTCAACGTGGGCAACATGTCTGCGGTGATCGCCGTGCGGCTTGGCAATGGACTGCTGGTGATTGACGAGATCGCCGGTGCGCACGACACCGACGCCCTAGCGCAAGAGATCCGCAGGCGGCACCCGCAGCAGCAGGTCTACATTTACCCAGATGCCAGCGGCGGCAGCCGCAGCACCAATGCCAGCCAAACCGACATCCAGATCCTGGAGTCCTATGGCATGTCGAACCAGTCACCACGCAGTAATCCGCCAGTGCGTGATCGGGTGGCAGCCGTGCAGTCGCTGCTGGAGAACGGCAAAGGGCAAGTCCGGCTACAGGTGGCGCAGGACTGCCGCCGCGTGATTGAGTGCCTGGAGCTGCAGTGTTACAGCGACAAGGGCGAACCCGACAAGGACGCAGGATTTGATCACATGAACGATGCGCTTGGCTATCTGGTGTGGCGTGAGTTCAACCCATTGCACGCCGGTGTTGGCCGCAGTACTGGCATCAGGCTTTACTAGACAGGCCATCGGTGACTGAAGCCGTAAACTGATGGCATTCTCAGCGGTTAGCGCTCGTGTATAGCGGTTACAACTTCTATGACCGGCCGCTAGCGCAGCGCACCGTAGCAAAGGTCAACGACCCAAATACGAATTGGTATGCGCAGGAGCCGCATTGGCTGCTGATTGAGGATCTGCTACAGGGCACCTATGGCATGCGCAAGAAGCATCGCCGTTATTTGCCGCAGGAGCCCCGCGAGTTGGACGAGTCCTACGACAACCGCCTATCCCGTAGCGTGTGCCCGCCGTACTACCAGCGCCTTGAACGGATGCTGGCTGGCATGTTGACGCGCAAGCCCGTCCGGTTGGACGACACCGCTGACATCATCCGTGAACAGCTATTTGACGTAGACCTGCAAGGCAATGACCTCAACGTGTGGACGTATGAAGCAGCCCGCAAGATGGTCCGCTATGGCCACATTGGTACGTTGGTGGATGCACCGTCTGATGGCGGTAGACCCTACTGGGTGACATACACACCCCGGCAGATCCTTGGCTGGCGTACCGAGACACAAGAAGGCAGGCAAGTATTAACTCAGCTGCGGCTGGCGGAAGTGGTCACGGTGCCAGATGGTGAGTTTGGTGAGAAGGCCGTCGAGCAGGTACGCGTACTGACGCCTGGCGAGTACCGCATCCATCGCAAGGCCGACAGCGGTGAGTTCGCAGTCGTTGATGAAGGCCGCACGAGCCTCAGTCAGATCCCATTCGCCATTGCTTATGCGCAGCGTCAGGACTTCATGGAGTCCCGCCCGCCGCTGGAGGACATCGCAGAACTGAACCTCAAGACCTATCAGGTGCAGTCGGACCTCGACAACCAACTGCACATCTCAGCCGTACCGATGCTGGCGTTCTACGGGTTCCCATCAGCAGCTGAAGAGGTATCAGCTGGACCCGGCGAAGCGATCGCATTTCCAGCTGAAGGCCGCGCTGAGTACATCGAGCCAGCCGGTCGCAGCTTTGACGCGCAATTCCGCAGGCTTGAGCAGCTTGCGCTGCAGATCAATGAGCTAGGACTGTCCGCAGTGCTAGGTCAAAAACTCAGCGCCGAAACGGCTGAGGCAAAGCGCATTGATCGCAGCCAGGGCGATAGCACCATGATGGTCATTGCGCAGAATATGCAGGACATGATCGACAACTGCCTGCAGTTTCACGCGCAGTATCTCGGCAATGCAACTGCTGCCGGTAGCAGCTATGTCAACCGCGACTTCCTTGGCGCACGCCTTGAACCGCAGGACATCACTGCGCTGCTATCGCTTTACACCGCTGGCACCATCAGCCAGGAAACCCTGCTGCGTGAGCTGGCCGAGGGTGATGTGTTGGGCGATAACTTTGACGTAGACGAAGAGCTGGAGGCTACATCCAACGCGGGGCTTGATCTACCGTCTGATGGGCAGTGAGCACACCAGAAGCGCTATATCGCAACGCCATCGACCTTAACAGGTACAGCAATAGCGTTGCGCGGCGCATCATTAACGCCTACAACGACATCATCATTGATGCAGTTAATCAACTGCGGACCATCGATGAGCTTGCTGCACCTGTAAAGGCCGCCAGGCTGCGAGCAATCCTTGCGCAGTTAAAAGACAGCCTTGGCACATGGGCAGGGGATGCAACTGAGATCACGGCGACTGAGCTGCAGGGCATCGCGCAGCTGCAGTCCGAGTTCGTAACCGATCAGCTCCGCAAGGCGTTACCGGCTGGCACGCGAGATGCGGTCAACACCGTGGAGATCAGCCCGCAATTTGCGCAGTCGGTTGTTACCACCGACCCGACGCAGATCAATGTGGTGGCATTGAGTGATGACCTATTCGCCGCAGTGCAAGGCGCCCCGGTCACATTCAATCTGACCGCTGCGCAGGGTGCCACGATCACGTTGCCAAATGGCGAGGTAGTTACCAAGGCGTTCCGGGGCATTGCTGTAGACCAGGCCGAGCGGTTCAGCCAGGTGGTACGGCAGGGACTGCTGACTGGCGAGCCGACACCTGCCATTGCCAAGCGACTGATCGGCAGCCTGCAATTTGGCGAGGAAGCGAAGACCGTTAGGCAGCTCATCGCTGCAGGCGGGCAGGCCACTGCCGTGGCAGATAACCAAGTCATCGCCCTGATACGCACCAGCATTAACCAAGTGGCCAATACCGCCAGCCAGCAGGTCTACGAAGCCAACCAAGACATCACGCCACGCTATCGGTACGTTGCTACCCTCGACACCCGCACTAGCGCGATCTGCCGAGCGCTTGACGGCAAGGAGTTTGAATACGGCAAAGGTCCGATGCCGCCGCAGCACTTCAACTGCCGCAGCACGACTGTACCAATCATCGACCCAGACATCCTGCCGCCGTCAACAACAGCCACCCGCGCCAGTAAGGATGGTCAGGTGCCGATTGACCAGAGCTACGGCGAGTGGCTATCCAAGCAGCCACGCAGCGTACAAGCTGATGCGCTTGGCCCTGGCAAGGTTGCATACTTCAACCGGCTTGCCAAGAAATACGGCCCACGCGATGCCATCGCCAAGCTGGTACGCGATGATGGATCAGAATTAACCTTGGAACAACTCCGCAAACGATATGGACCTGCCTAACCTGCGGCACTTTCGCAACGAGGGACTGTTTACGGTCAGCTCAGATCCTGTTGAGGCATTGGCTGGCGAGGCATGGGTGCCAGCGATCTACACCGACAAAGGATGGGCGACAGCAGATGGCGCTAGCCTGCTGGTAGGTATTGAAGAATGGCGGCATGGCAAAGAAGCCGACCAAGGCGGACAAGAAAGTCGCCAAGGTAATGGGCGAGTTCAAGCGGGGGACGCTGCAAAGCGGCAAGCCAGGCCCCGGCAAGGGACCAAAGGTCAAAAGCCGCAAGCAGGCAATAGCCATTGCTCTATCTGAAGCCGGTAAAGCTCGCAAACCCAAAGGTAAGAAGTGATGCCTAAGTACACCGGACCATCCAAGCCTCAAAAGCCCATGCCCAAGAAGGGGGGCAAGAAGAAATGAAGCGCGGCGACCGGTCGTGATTACCTACCGCGGCGAACAGTTCGAGGGTTACAACAAACCCAAGCGGACGCCAAGCCATCCGACCAAATCTCATGCGGTACTGGCCAAAGAAGGCGAGACCGTCAAACTGATCCGGTTTGGTCAGCAGGGTGTCAGCGGCAGCCCGCCACGCAAAAACGAGTCAGAAGCAGATAAGGCCAGGCGGGCATCATTCAAGGCAAGGCATCAGGCTAATATCGCCAAGGGTCGCATGAGCGCGGCTTGGTGGAGCGCACAAACCAAATGGTGACATGGTCTGTAAAGGATTGACAAATTGCCTTGGTTGCGACAAGCCAAGCAAAACTGCTTCTGGCTATTGCGGCAATTGTTTTCATCTAAATGTCAACAACATCAAAACCGAATATAACCAAAAAAGATGGTTAGAGGGAAAAGCCAAAAAGTCTTGCTGGAAAAGCAGAGGAGCCGTCTTTAATGATTCAGATATTGAGATTTTTAATGATCAAAAAGAATGTCAAATATGCGGCAAAGAAGAAAACCCGCTACACTTTGATCATTGCCACCAAACAGGTCTTTACAGAGGCGCTCTGTGCAAGCAATGCAATGCTGCCCTTGGCAAGCTAGGCGATGATTTAGAATTGGTTATGGAAAGGCTTCAGGGCTATAAGAAACAGTTTGAGGCTCGACTACCTAATCCGTAGCCGCTTCTTGACGGTGAATCCAATCCTTTAGCTCGGCAACGTACCACCGCAGATCCTGAGCTTTAGCCGCATGCCAGCCATTGCCGCTACTGCGGTACAGATGCTCATGGCGATCTACTGCATCAAGGCACTGCTTAATCAGCAGATTCCATGGCTCACGGATTGGGGTGTCCCATTCACGCTTTGACACGATCGCTACGCGCCATTACGATGCCAGCGTAATTAAGCCTGCGGCTTATCCATGTCTGATGAAACACAAACCCAGGAGCCTGCGGCTGTTGGGGGCGACAACAACGATGCATTGCAACGCAGTGTAGAGGCGCTTGAGCGCAAGAATAAAGAGTTGATCGCTGAACTACGCGCTGCCAAGAAAGCGCCAGCGTTGCCAGATGGCGTTGATGTCAATGAGCTATTGGAGTTCAAGCGCAATCACGAGCAACAGCAGCTTGAATCACAAGGCAAATATCAAGAAGCGCGACAGGCTCTGGAGCAGCAGTTCCGTGAGGCGACGACGGAAAAGGACCAACGCATCGCAACCCTTGAAGCACGAGTCCGCGAACTGGAGCTGGTCACACCAGCAGTAACGGCGCTGGCTGACATCGTGCACGACCCCGATATGGTGCTAAAGACCAAGCTGAGCGCTGATCAGATCGAGCGCGATGCTGATGGCACCGTGGTGGTAGTCGACGGCTACCAGCGCACGCCTGTCAGTGAATGGGCTAAGACGCTGCCAGCATGGATGCAAAAGCAACCCAAGCCACAAGGCAGTGGCGCACCATCAGCCGGTGCTAGCACTGGCGGCATTCCGGCAGGCATGGCTAATCCATTCAGCCGTGATTCGTTCAACCTAACTGAGCAAGCGCGACTGTTTCGTACAGATCGCGACCTTTACGATCGCATGAAAGCAACAGCTAACCGCTAAGCTGTTGTCAACCGGCTGCGCTGGTGTTTTGGGCTGCGCCCACACCGTAAACCATTCCCCCGAGATGAATCATGGCGACTCTTCGCTCTGACATCATCATCCCAGAGGTTTTTACGCCTTACGTCATTGAGCAAACCACGCAGCGTGATGCCTTCCTGGCTAGCGGTGTGGTGCAGCCCCTGGCGGAGCTGAATGCAACTGAGGGTGGTGACTTTATCAACGTCCCCTTCTGGAAAGCCAACCTGTCCGGCGACTTTGAAGTGCTGACCGATAGCACTTCGCTGAGCCCCGGCAAGATCACTGCTGACAAGCAAGTCGGCGTCATCCTGCACCGTGGTCGCGCCTTTGAGGCTCGTGACCTGGCAGCCCTGGCTGCTGGTGCCGATCCCATGGCCGCAATCGGCGCCAAGATCGCTGACTACGTTGCCAACCAACGTCAGAAAGATCTGCTGTCCTGCCTTGCTGGTGTCTTCGGCACCCTCGGTAGCAACAGCTCGTCTGCTGCCTTCTTTGGCCTGAGCATCGACGGCGAATCTGGTGATACCCCCACCACACTGAGCCCCCGTCATGTTGCCGAAGCCCGCAGCCTGCTGGGCGACCAAGGCGACAAATTGGCTGCTGTTGCTATGCACTCCAAGGTCTACTACGACCTGGTAGAGCGCAAGGCGATCGATTACGTGACCGAGACAGACGCTCGTCTGACCTCTAGCGTCACTGACTTCGTTGGCGGCAGCATGGCTGGCGCTTATGGGGCCGTGAGCGTGCCGACCTACATGGGTCTGCGCGTGATCGTGTCTGACGATGTGCAGACCGAAGGCAGCGGCGGCTCGACCGAGTACGCCACTTACTTCTTCACCCAGGGCGCTGTTGCCTCCGGCGAACAGCTCGCAATGCAGACCGAAACCGACCGTGACATCCTCGCCAAGAGCGATGCCATGTCGATCGACCTGCACTATTGCTACCACCCTGTTGGTGCCAAGTGGGGCGTCACTACCGCCAACCCGACCCGCGCTCAACTGTCAACGGTTGGCAACTGGTCGAGGGTGTACGAACTCAAGAACCTTGGGATCGTGCGTGCTACCAACACCTCCAACTTCGATTGAGGTAACTAACCATGGCACAACCTTCCCAGTTTGAACTGAGCACCGAGCAGTATCTTGAAGCCACTTTTTACGGGGCATCCTCGATTGCCGACGTGCAATTCTGGACTGCTCCCGTTAAGTGTGAAGTGGTGGCAGTGCGTGAAGTTCACGCAACTGCTGGCAATGATGCCGGTACTGTTACTGGCACGATCCGCAGGTGCCAAGGCACCGAAGCGGCCACTGCTGGTGATGACCTGCTGAGCGCCACCATCAACTTCAAAGGCACTGCTCTCACCGAGCAGACTCCTGCCTTGACCACGACTGCTGCTGACCTCGTTCTTGAGGTTGGCAACCGGCTGTCGCTGGACGTGACAGGTACCACCACCACCCTGGCCGGTGTGATCCTGACCGTGCTGCTCAAGCGCGTCTGATGGGGCTGTTCGCTTTCCGGCGACTGCGTGACCGCGAGGCTACCTCTACGGAGGTGGCCTCTCTTTCTATGCCAGAGCCAACTCCTACACTGGATTTAACGGAGCCTGACGATGGCAATCACAATCGTGGCCACGCCAGGCGCGGCCGACGCAAACAGTTACCTGACGCTGGCAGCAGCGCAGGCGATCATTGACGG